ACTTATATGGAGATCCTAAGTTATGGTGGGTATTCGTTCAAAGAAATATGGAAACAATCAAAGATCCGATATATGATTTCGAACCTGGAGTAAAAATTTACATTCCTAAAGATTCAAATCTTAAAAAATTCTTAGGAGTCTAAGATGGCCGCAGAATTTACCGAAAGAAGAATACAGAGTGACGGTCAGACAACAAACTTTAACATTGACAGGAAACAGCCTTATATCGACGTTCAGAAGAATGGACAGACTCAGAGAATTTATGGTACACAGGCTCAACTGGATGAATATCAAAATAAGAAACCTGATGGAACACAATCAACAGTAACCAAAGTTCCATCGAACATTATTCCAGGTCTAGTTCAACTAGTTCTTCAACAAAACAAAGCAGTCAACCCGATTAAGGAAGGAAAATCAACGGTTGATACTCCTCCGGATACTACATCCGGATCAGCCGGTCAGAATTTAAAAAATTTAGTTCCTAATCCGTTATTAGAATTTGCGAGTTATACTCCTCTTTGGACCTTGGCAGTGTTAACACCTCAGCAATTTAATAATCCAGAATCTTATAGAAGCGATGATCTTTCATTTGCCGCACAGACTTATGATGTTTCTAGAGAAGTAGATAGTGGTTCGGGAGACGGATTAATCACACAGACAGCAACGCTTCAATCAGGAATTGTATTTTCTTCCGGTGGCAGAGATTATTCACCAGAAGGATCAATAAGTCAATCATCGAGAGTGTCAACAGTATATGGAAGACCAGAATACTTTGTTGATAATTTTAAAATGAAAGCAGTGGTATCCGCTTCACAGGCAACGGGTAATAGTAATGCCGTTGGGTTTGAGTTTGAGATTTACGAACCTTATAGCATGGGATTATTATTACAGAGCTTGCAAGTCGCTGCCATTGGAGCAGGTTATGCAAACTACCTAAACAATGCAGTATTTTTATTAAGGTTAGATTTCAAAGGATTTAAACAGAACGGACAGATATTAAAGAGTGTCAAGCCAAAGTTCTTTCCTATGAAACTTACTGAAATAAAATTTGAAGTTGATGAGGGTGGAAGCAAATACATGGTAAAAGGAATTCCTTTTAACCATAGTGCCTTAAGTGATAATGTTGACTTAACCTTTAAGGATATTAAAATTGCTGCTCCTAAAGAAAATACAGTAGAAGAAATGCTGCTTACCGGAGACGAAAGTTTGGTTAGTATTTTAAAAAGAGCCGAAGAAGAAAATGTAAAAGCCAAGCAGTATTCAGTTGAGGATATCTATGAAGTCCAGTTTCCAAAAACCAGCGATGAGTTTGTAAGACATACTCCAGACGCAGGTGCTGATAAAGGTGCAACAAATAAATCTAGAAAGCCACCTAAGTCCGTAGGAAAGCCAACTAAAGTAACTAAAACAGAATTTACAGAAAATCTCATAGGCAAGGCAACATTTAACTATGGTGCTGATAAAGGAGGAAACTTTGATTTTTCTAAAGAGGGTGATGTCTACAACCAAGAAACGGGCCTAGTTGAAAGAGATAAAATGACAATCAATCCCAAGACAAGGGTGTTTAGTTTTACACAGGAACAAAAATTAACTGATATAATTACGCAGGTTATTCTAAGTTCAACCTATGCAAAAAAAGCTCTTGACCCTGTTAATCTAGTTGATGGATTTATTAAGTGGTTTAGAATTGATGTACAAATTGAATTTTTAGAGTACGATGTTTTAATTGGCGACTTTGCTAAAAAATATACATTCAGAGTGGTTCCGTTTTTGGTTCATCACAGTATTTTTAACAGTCCAACGTCGTCTAATTTAGGATATTCACAACTTGAAAAGAAAATTGTCAAGAGATATGATTACATCTATACTGGGCAAAATCAGGACATAGTAAAATTTGACATAAAAATTAATAATCTTTTTTATTCAGGCGGCGCAGCAAGTGCTGAAAAGAACACAGCGACGAATGTTGATAATGATACACAGGGAGTTGCTGCTGATCAAAAAGTTAAAACAGAAACTACAACAGGAACGGCAGCAGTTGCACAGACAGCAAACCTAGGAAAATCTAAAAAGAAAAGATCTCCTGCGTTGTTTAATGTTAGGAAAGGCGGATCAGGGTATTATGATGTTGAAAAACAAGTTGCTGAAACATTTCACGAAGCATTTTTAAGTGGAAGTAGTGCAGACTTGGTCAGTGTTGACCTGCAGATTTTAGGCGATACTTATTGGATGGTTGATAGCGGTATGGGCAATTATTTTGCCAAGCCTTCTAGCCAATCTGATCTAATTACCAATGATGGAACGGCTAACTATGAAGGAAGCGATTGTTATATTTACATTAGTTTTAGGACACCAGCAGATGTTAACACCCAAAGAGGATTGTATGAGTTTTCAAGGAGAGGAGTGGAAAGTCCTTTCAGTGGAATTTATCAAGTAACCATGGTGGAAAATAACTTTGAATCAGGACAGTTTACACAAACATTAAAGTGTCTTAGAAAACAAGGACAACCAATCGACTATGACGGTAAACCGATACCTCAGGTACAACAAGATGGTATCGCAACTAAAGTTGTTGTTGACGATAGTCAAGGATTTGCATAATGGCAGAAGAAACCAGAAGCCCCGCATCGTCGACCAAAGGCCAACGAATTGGTAATGGAATCTATCTCGCGAAGGTAGTTAGTGTTTTAGATCCTACGTTTAACGGAAAATTAAAAGTAACAATCTTAAGAACACAAGGAAATGATCCTAAGACAGAAAGCCAAACATATCTAGTAAGTCCGGCCTTTCCGTTTTTTGGGTATACTCCGTATGAAGCATTAGGAAACAATCCTAATGACTTCAATGATACACAAAAAACTTATGGCATGTGGTTTGTTCCGCCTGATGTCGGAGTAACGGTCATGGTAGTGTTTGCTGACGGTGACCCTTCACAGGGATATTGGTTTGCCTGTGTACCTCCAACATTTTCGAATCACATGGTTCCTGCAATTGCCGGTACGACCGAAGTTGCAATTTCTGACGCAGACAAAAAGAAATACGACACAAAGCAACCATTACCAACGGGTGATATAAACAAGAGGCATAATGCTATTGCACAGGAGATGAATCCTGAAAAGATTAAAAAGCCAATACATCCAATCGCAGATAGATTTTTAGAACAAGGAACTCTTGAAGATGATGTCAGAGGAGTTGTTACTTCTACTGGAAGAAGACAAAATCCTAATAGCGTGTTTGGTATAAGCACTCCTGGACCCTTAGACAAGAGAACAAATGCAAAGAGAATTGTAATTGGAACAACGGAATCAAAAACTCCTTCATCAATTCCGGCAAGTCGCTTAGGTGGAACACAATTTGTTATTGATGACGGGGATGAAAGATTCTTAAGAAAAACTTCGGCTGGCGCAGGACCAGTTGATTATGCAGATGTTGCCGCAGGTCAAAAAGGCGATGTAGGAATTCCATATAACGAATACACAAGAATAAGAACAAGAACAGGCCACCAATTGTTATTGCACAATTCAGAAGATTTAATATATGTTGGCAATGCTAGAGGAACTGCTTGGTTAGAATTAACTTCTAATGGTAAAATAGATATCTATGCCGCTGACAGCATTAGCATACATAGCGAAAATGATCTTAACATAAAAGCAGATAGAGATATTAACATTGAAGCAGGCCGTAACATAAGCATGAAGGCAACTGCTGAATATCAATCTGAAGCAGTTCTCCATCGAAGAGACGAGGAAGGCAATCCTATTCCTAAAATACAGGATGAAGCAGGAACTGAAGCAGGTAGAATACAAATCGAAAGTGCGTTTAACACAAACATACTAATTGGCGCTAATGGAAAAATTGAAACACGTACCTATGAAAATGCTGCCGGAGTTCTAGTTCCTGGAGATCTTGACATAGACATAATAGGTAACACAAGAATAGAACAAGCAATCAATCTTGATATCAAAACAGGCGGTAGAACATCGTTGACTACCGGACTAACAACAGAAATTAAAAGTAGTGGCGATCATATCGAAACCGCAAGTAACATCCATATGAACGGACCTGAGGCTAGAACAGCAGACTCTGCACAGAATATTGCTGACTTAATAACTCATGCAAATATCTTTACTAACCCAGATGTGGGATGGAATCAGAACAAGCGTTATCAAGAAGGTTCAATTAAATCAATAATGAAAAGAATTCCTATGCATGAACCTTGGGCATTGCACGAAAACAATGCTCCGGCATTCTTTAATCCAACAAACACGGATAGAGAAATAGGAGAGGAGGAGTAGTATGGCAAAGTTATACAACACAAAATCAGTGGCAACGAGCGCCGCTACTGTCGAAACACAAACTAGATCGTTTACATATAAAGGATTTAATTCGAATAACAGTGCGCAAGGCTTTAAATTATATGACATTGACTTGGTAAAGCAGGATCTAATTAACCATTTTTATATACGCAAGGGAGAAAAATTAGAAAACCCTGATTTTGGCACTATTATATGGGATATGATTTTTGAACAATTTACAGAGGAAGTAAAGACCTTAATTGCAAAAGATGTAGAAACTATTATAAATTATGATCCTAGAATTGCTGTAAATGATATACTTGTCGATAGTACAGAACAAGGAATTAGAATAGAGGCGGATGTAACATATTTGCCCTTTAATGTTACTGAAAAGATGGCGTTTAGTTTCGATAAAGAAAATAAAATAATAAACTGACCACTTAACTAAAGACGCTAAATATTATATAGGAAAACAGCAATGAGCACAACATCAAGACAGAATAATTTGATACTTAACGAAGATTGGAAACGCATCTATCAAACCTTTAAGAATGCGGATTTTAAGTCTTACGATTTTGAAAATCTACGTAGAGTAATCATTACATATCTGCGTGAGAATTATCCGGAAGATTTCAATGATTACATTGAAAGCTCTGAATATCTTGCGTTAATCGATGCCATTGCGTTTTTAGGACAGAGTCTGTCGTTTAGGATTGACCTTGCTAGTAGAGAAAATTTTATCGAATTAGCAGAAAGAAAAGAAAGTGTTCTGCGAATTGCCAGAATGCTTTCCTACAATGCAAAAAGAAACGTAGCATCCAAAGGACTTTTAAAGTTTGTTTCAGTTAACACTACCGAATCAATATTTGATAGCAACGGTAGAGATTTAAGTAGACAGACAATCAGATGGAACGACCCAACTAACACCAACTGGGCAGAACAATTTATTTCTGTGTTAAACTCGGCAATGTCAGATAATACTGAGTTTGGCAGAAGTCAAGGATCTGCAACAATTCAAGGTATTCCAACCGAACAGTACAGATTTAGAACAACCGGCACAGATGTTCCAGCATTTACCTTCAGCAAATCTGTTGCAGGAAGATCTATGGTATTTGAGATTATCAGCACCTCATTCAAGGATGCAGAAGAAATTTATGAAGAAACACCAACTCCAGGAAATCAGTTAGGGTTCGTATATAGACAGGATGGTCAAGGACCTGGAAGTTCTAATACAGGATTCTTTTTACAATTC